TCAAAAGCAGCGCCTAGTCCCTCAATCAAAGGCTTGGCCCTTTCAAGCGCCTTAGCAGTTGTATTGAAGAATGTTGACATACCCTTATCAAATCCAGAGGCAGCGAAGATTACAACAGCTCTTTCGAACTCAGTATTCATCCTACCCTGAGCAACCCTTGTTGTTTCCAAGGACTTCTTGTAGGCGTCGTTATCCTCAGAGAGTTTCTTCATGAGCCTGCCAAGTTCTGGTAGGATCTTCTTAGGGTCGGCCAGACCGGATTGCATAAGTTCGCCAAACTCTTTTACTGTACCATTTTTAGTTCCATTGCCTTTCGACGCCTGAGCAAGCAACGCCATACCGTTAGGCATACGTTCAGCGAACTGTTGACGAGCTTCTTCAGACTGAATCTTATCTTTACCAAACATTTGACTCAGAGCAACGGTGGAACCTTTCATAGCCTCTTTATCTAGACCGTGAACAGTACCGTACTGCATGATACCTCTGAACATATCCTGAGTACCTTTAACTCCAATAGCTGGAGCCGCAGACTGAAAGATGCTAGAGAATTGAGGTGCGATATCCCTGAAGTTTAGACCCATCTCTTTGGTCATGCTATCGAGGAAGCCTTTGTTAGACTTGAAGTCAGCTTCATTACCAGAGACAGCTTCTAAGCTGTTTGTAGCGGCTGTAACACGTTGGTTGATGTCGTTCATCTTACCTACAGCGAACGCAGCTCCTAGACCCGGTATAGCGCCTCTGGCGAAGCCCATAGCAGCAGACAACCCACGTTCACCTTGACGGTGACCAGATGCACCACGACTACCAGCTCTTCCACCGAGGTCACCAGCTCTAGCTCCCACACGAATATTAAACTCATGCGAGGCGATTGCGGCTCTGATTTCATCAATGAGGTGTTGCTTATCAACCTTCAATCTTACTTGTGGGTCAGCAACTCTGATGGTCAGTTTACCAGCGGCACGACTAGCCTTTCTCAAAGCCCATCTTAGTTTGGTAAGTAGCTCGCTAGCGTTAACATCCACCTTAATCTTGATGACGTTTTCTTTAGATGCTCTCTTCGCAACAGTACGCAGCCTCTTTTCAAGTCCACCCAAGTTGAGCTTGATAGGAACAACAAGACTCATCTGTCCCATCATTGTCTTAATGAAGCGCTTCTGCTCTACCAGTGTACCAATGTCAAACTTAACGTTCTTCAGGTTGATTGTAGTTTTGTCAAGGTGGTCTTGAATACGCTTACCCTGCATACGGAGAGCTTCTTCAGAGACATCAACGTTTTTAAGGCTGATCTTCGTGTTAGTAGCTTTCTCAATCTGAGTGCGGAGCGATTTACTATCAAGAGCAACCTTTACTGTAAATTTCTTGTTGGCGAGCGTTGATAGTTCTCGTAGCATCGTCATGACGCCACCGAGTTTCTTCTCAAACGCCACCAAAGGACGGGCGTCTACGTTAAACTTCAACGTACCCGTCAGGCGAGCAATTTCCTCTTGTAGCATAAAGCCTCACTTAGTTTTTGTTAGCGTTAGCTTGCTGGATACGAGCAACATCATCCATCTCATACTTAGCATCAAGTATCTCAATGATGTTATAAATGTCCTCTACGTTGCAGGTTGTCTGTAGTTCCACGTAGGTTGGAAGACCTCTAAGCTCGCTTGTGACGATCCTAAAGACTTCCCAGTCCTGCGAGTAACCCTCTTCAACTTTCCTCAAGCGAGGGTGTTGGTATGGATCAACCTGTGGTTCCGCGTTAGAGGTTTGAGGTCCAGTTACAGGACGCCGGAACCTAGCATCTGAAAAACCGATCCATAGTTAAACTCCACTACTTCTTTTACAAGAAGGAAGAGCTTGTCGTACTCGCCAGCAAACTCAATGTTGAAGTTGATAGCCATATTGCCTTTTGTTGCACCAGTAACAAGTGCAATGATCAAAGCTTCAGAGTTGTCGTCCAGATTGTCGAACAGAATTTCTAGGGCTTTAGCAACGCTAGCTTCTTCACCTTGCAGAACAGCGAAGGAAGGGCCAAGAGTTTTAATCAACTGCTTACCAAGTTTTAGACCAACCATACCGTTGAAGTGAGTCAGTGTGTAGCTTTCGCCTTTGATTGTGATTTCTTTTTGTTGAATCATTATATATCTCCTAATTAAGAAAAGTAGCTTGCAACAGAACCCATGCCATCTTTAACGAGGCCAGATAGTTTACCTGCTGCACCTGACAGAATATCCGTAATGTCAATCCCGTTAGAGGCGTTACCACCAACACTAATGGAACCAGTTACGAACGAGAGAATTTCGATTTCCCATTTACGGGTTGTAACACCTTCAGCGTTGAAGCTGAGGTCTGGGAGTGTACGGAGGTAGGCGCTGGATGTTGTGAACTTGGATGTACCAGAGGTGTCCTTCAAAGACACATTGAGCAAACCTGTCTGAGCTTCGGTATCTTGTATGACAATACTCGTGAAGACATCGTTCGCCACAGAGGTAGGAAGTAGCTCAATAACAAGGGTGGCTTGTCTGTCTGGGTTGTAGACACGTGTGTGTTGTCCACGGATACCTTTGTGGACGGTAAACATCTCAGACTTCCACTGTAGATTCAAGCTTACGACTCCGGGTATAACGTACCCAGCAACAATTATAGTAACACTAGATGGATCATACGTCAAGACCGAACCAGACATAAATACTCCTTATTAAATGATTTGGAATGTTTTTAAAGCTGGTAGGACAGAGGCACCTAAACCAAGTAGAGAACTTAGGTCGCTTTCACCATTACCACCAACGTTGACAATCACGTCTGTCGCTGCGAAACGCCATGTGCGGGTCTCCATTTGACGAGAGAATGTGATATCAGGAATCTCTTCGATCCAAGCTGTACTCGCCATGAACATTGTGCTTCCGCTTCCATCTTTAATGAACAGCGGGAATTTACCCATCCCTGTAACCTTGTCTACGTTCCAGAGAGTTGAAAGAATATCGTTACCACTAGAAGACTGTGCAAGGGTTATCTCTACCTTCCAGCCAGTGTCTGGTGATTTAATGCGGGACATTGTTCCGTCCATTGCTCTGACGGTTGTCACCTGTTGAGTGTCTTTGGTAATTTTTACGAAAGTACCTTCAGCAAAGCCCGTAACAGAGTACAGACCAGCAATAGTGACAGACACATCACTTGGTGAATAATTAAGCAGGCTAGCCATTTGATACCTCCAATAAAAAGAAAAAGGGCCACCACGAATGGCAGCCCCTTAACGAATGTCTTACTGTTGAAGCCACTTAGCTGCAATGTTCCCACCAAGTGTTTCGATTGTGTTCTGATCTTCTGGAGTCAGGATCGAGTTACCACCAGCGTACCCTTCAAGGTTGAAGGCTTGGATAACCCAGTCACGAACTGTCATGCTGTTAGAGAACGCAGCATTAGGACGAACACCGATGTAGGCATCATCAGAGAAGTAAATAGAACGACCACTAGAGTCTTTTACTTGTACAGAGAATAGGCCGTCAGCATTACGTGAGTCGTTGTTAAACAACTGAGACAGTACGTCGTTAGATGCAGAGGTTTGTTGCAGAGCAATTGTCAGTGTCGCAGAGTTACTTGCGTTAAAGACACGTGTTCCTGTGTTGTCAGCTCCAGTGTAGAGAGAGTAACGTGGGCTTGTCCATTCGATGTTTACGATGGAGTCCTCAGAATACCCGCTGATCTGGTGGGCAATGCCAGTGCTCGATTGAGTGATAATAACACTCACATCTTTCGGAGCAAACGTAGCAAGACGTTGTGTAGTCATTTGTGTTCTCCTAGTTAGGTGTAACCGTAATTAAACGGTTACAGTTCCTGCGATTTTAACGAAGTGGATAGCACCGGCAAGGCGAGCTTCGAATGTAATACCTTCGAAAGTACGCAGAGCGCGTGCGTTAGTAGACAGAGAAAGAACATCTGGTACGTCCACTGTTGGAGCAGGACTTTCAGCCAAACCACCAACACGGATACCATCATTCAACTGTCCACGAATCTCAGCTTCGATGATTGCGGCACCAGCAGCGGTGAAAGGAATTTTCTTGCTGTTAACCATACGGCTCCACAGACGTTCCTTCATACGAGCTTCTAGCCAGTCAACAAAGATGATCACATCGATCCACTCGCCACCGAACATCTTCGCCCCGATTGTGCTGTTTAGGCCACCGACGGTTTCGTATGTAGTTGCGTTTTTGCTTTGAAGGTTTGTAGACTCAGTACCACTTAAGACACTTACAGTCGAACCAGCAAGAGCTTTGTAAGCCCATGTATTAGAACCCGGTTGTTCTTGTAGCTGGTAACCAATCCAAGCACATTCTGGGTATTCCGAATCCGCTTTAGCAGAGTAGATACCGAAAGTACGTTGGTAGCCAAGAGCTTTAAGTTTAGAGAAGATATCTGTTGTAACTGTTGTCTTAGTATCGAGAGACTGAGAAGATGTACCGTAAACTTTCTTCATGCCTTCGATTTGAGCAGCTACAGCTAGGATGTCAGCGTCTAAGTGAGATTCGATTGCTAGAGCGTACCAAGTGTTGTCAACTGTTGTAACTTCAGTCAGCGAGGTAACCCAAGACTCTGTGGATGGAGAGTTGGCTTGACTCATCTTAGCACTTACTTCAAGAGCGTAGCCAATTGCAGAGGCAACAGTCAGAGTACCATCCAAGTTGTCAGTTACTGCAACGCCGGTAATAGGTGTTACCATGTACGCAGCTCTGATACCAGTTGCGATCTGAATGGAAGTGTTGGAACCTGTGGCAACGAAACCGAAAGGAATTCCGTTGATTGTCATTGTGTATGTACCGGCACTCGCGGAGCTGATGCTTACTGTAGAACTTGGAACCAGACGGCGACCAATAACAACACGCGATGGAGTAATTACCTGTCCAAAGAGTTTCTGTGCAGCAATGTAAGCAGAGTCAGTTGGATCGAAGTCATCAGCTACAGCCAATAGGCTGGAGTAAGAGCGTGCTCTTTCGGCAAACCTTGTGTGGGCAGAGATGAACAGCGGTACGTTGAAGTTTGTTTGAGAAACAG